CCAGTGGACGACTGATTTCACCACAAAGCTCACCCGCCCCGACACTGCATGGAGTGTGCCGCAATCATGAAAATTAAGTTCACAAGCAATTACTCGACCTATCGTCCCGGTGACGTGACCGAATGCGACAACGATGTTGCCCAGCGGCTGATTGCCGAGGGGCGTGCGGTCCCCGAGAAACAGATCGACTTGATCGAGACGGCAAGCGTTGAGCCAGGCGGCGAGTCTGCCGACCTCACGCCGCGCCGCCGGAAAGGCAACTGATGGAATACCCACGGCCAGTGTATGACGGCAAGCCGATGCGGTATCGCAGCGTGCGAACGCTGACGCAGCCGGTGGTTGAGCCTGTGTCTCTGGCAGAGGCGAAGGCCCACTGCCGCATCGATTCTGACGCCGACGATTTCTACGTAGTCTCGCTCATCACTGCTGCGCGCGAGTGGGTCGAGGCCTACATGGATGAAGCCCTCATCCATCAGCAGCTTGTCATGCGGCTCGACGGGTTCCCGGCAGAGATCGAACTGCCTCGCCCTCCAATGGCGACGTCTGGCACGGCGACGGCTGTCAGCGTCACGTTTACGTCCGACGTGTCTGGGGCGACCGCTGCCCTGTCGTCGTCCACCTATCGCGTTGACCGCGACACCAAGCCCGGCGTGATCCGCAACACCTACGGCGGGGCGTGGCCGGGGCATCTGACCGATTACAACTCTGTCACCGTCACATGGTGGGCGGGGCGTGGCGAGTCTGGCTCAAGCGTGCCACAAGGCGTCCGCAACGCGATCTTGATGCTCGTCGGGCATTTCTACGAGCGGCGACTTGCTGCTGACAGCGGCTCGCTCAACGACATTCCGTATGGCGTCAAAGCACTGCTCGACGCACAACGCTGGGGATCGTACCGATGATTGACCCCGGCAAACTCCGCGAGCGGGTGACGGTGCAAGTCGCCAGCGGCGTGACCAACTCCGTTGGCGAAATAGTGATGACGTGGTCTGACTCGTCTGCTGTGTGGGCCAGCGTCGATGGAGTGTCGGCCCGCGAGCAGTTGCTCTCTGGGCAGAGCCAAGTAGCAATTAGCCACCGCGTGCGGATGCGGTATCTGCCGGGACTCACGCAGTCGCACCGCCTTTCGTGGCAGTCTCGCACGCTGGAGATCGTGAGCCTGCTGGAACACAACAACCGCAGCGAGCATGAAGTCATCTGTCAGGAGAACGTCTGATGGCTACAGCAGGCATCGTCATCACCGCAGACTTCCCCGAACTCAAGGCAGTCGGCGATGCAATCCGCAACCTCGGCGACAAGCGGTTCACCGCTGTCGCTCTCAAGGATGCCCTCCAAAAGGCGATACTGCCTGCCGAGACGAGGCTGCGGGAACTGACCCCCATCGGCCCGACGGGCAATCTCAAGGCCGCTGTGATGTCCCTGGCGAAGGCGTACACCAAGAACGGCAACGCGGTTGGGTTGATCGGCTACCGTGCTACCGGCAAGCGTGGCTCGGAGAGTGCAGCGGGCGGCAAGGTGCGTGTTTCGTCTGGCAAGGTGGGCGACCGTGCATATCACCAATGGCTCATTGAGTACGGCACCAGAGCACGCATCGTCAGCAAGTTCAGCAACACGCCCTACCAGCGAAAAAGCCCCTCGGTGCCGTTCGTGCGAACACGAATGGGCCAGCAGGAGGTGGTGCGAGGCAAGGGCATCGTCCACGCCGTCAAGGGGCAGAACGCCTATATCGCATCGAGCTACAAATCCCTTGGCCCGTTCCAGATGGTCAAGAGACGTGGCGGCGGGTTCACGACAGATCCGCCAACGCCGGCCGCGTATTTCAAAAAGTCACCCAACCCCATCGTGATTCCGCCTTCGCCCGAGGGCGGCGTGGCGGGGCAGCCGCCAATCCGCACGGCTTTCCAGCAAACGCAGGCCCAGGTGGCTGCGATCCTGCAGCAGGAGCTACGGATCTCGCTGGAGCGTGCCCTGTCTGCGCTCACCTACAGTGCCACTGGCACGATCTCGGGAGTCTGACGAATGGCATTCAAGTCACCCGAGGCTGTCATCCGCAACCGGCTCATCACGACAGCCGCTGTGACGGCACTGGTATCGACCAGAATCTACCCCGTCATCGCCCCTGCCACTGCGGCCCTGCCGTTTATCACATGGCGACGGTTGGCCGTGACGCGACAGCAATCGCTTGCCGGGCCGATAGGCGTGCCGACAGTAAACTTGTCGGTCGATATTTTCGCGGAGACCTACGAATCTGCCCGAGATATTGCGGACAAGTGCCGGGCGTCTCTGGATGGGTGGGGAGGCACTTTCGACAATACAACTGTGAGCAACGTGTCGCTTGATAACGAGAGCGACGGGTTCGCGCAACTCGCCGGTGGCGACCTCCCGCCGGTCTACACCGTTCAGCAGCTTTACGGCATCCTCTGGCAGGAGTAACTAGCTATGGCGATTACGCCTCATGATTCGACCGGCACAGTGTTCACGTTCGCGGGCAGCGGCTACACGGTCACGAACATCGTCTACAACCTTGCTGATCCAGCGACCGACAACACCATCGACGTGTCACACCTCGGCCAAACTGCTGGCAGTGCTGTGCTGACGCAGGATCGCCCGCTGACCGGCAATGCAACGGATACGGGGCGGCAGGTGACGATTGAGTATCTCGGCAAGGGAATTCTCGCCGACGCATCAACCGGCACGCTTGTCATCACTCACGCCGGCACTTCCTTTCTGAGTGCCGCGTCAACTGTCGTTTCCTCGTCTGTGACGTTCGCTGCGAACGATGTGATCAAGGGCACGGCGGTATTCAAGGTCGCTCGCTGATAGCGTGACGGAGGCACCCCGTCATGGCGAATTACGCTGCCGGTGTGACCGTGACGTGGAACAGCGTTGCGTTCACGGAAGTCGTTGATCTCAAGGTGCTGCACGGCGGCGATCTGCCGATCTCTCGCGGCGGCAACGGCTCGCCGTTTGCGCTTGACCTTGGCACTATAGATGTAGTGTGCCTGGGCACTGCGAACTGCGCGCTGACCAACTACGGCAAGCGTGCCACGTTTCAAGTCACCGGGCCGGGCGTCGTGTTTACGCACAAGGCGATCTTCCAGCGACTTGCGGTCGAGAAGAAGGTCAACGATGTGCAGCGGCACACGGTAACGCTCCGCTTTTCACCATCGTAGGAGTTTCTGTATGGCACTGACGGCAGAGCAGATTTTGGCGGCTGACGATCTTGGGCTGAAGCAAGTCCCGGTTCGCGAATGGAACGGCGAAGTGTTCATCCGCATGATGAGCGTCGGCGAGCGGGATGCGTATGAGCGTCTTTGGATCGGCAAGCGAGAGACGGGCGTCGATAACTTCCGCACGGAGTACCTCGCCCGCGTGCTGTGCGACGAGAAAGGGCAATTGCTCTTTACCCGTGAACAGGTCAGCGCGTTGGCAAATAAGTCTGGCGCAGTGATGGGGCGGCTCTTTGATGAGGCTCTCGCGCATAACAACATGACGGAGGCGGATGTTGAGCAGTTGGGAAAAGTCTAGGCGTCTCGCCGACGCGACGATTCATGTTCGCGTTAGCGGGGCACCTTGGCATGACAGTCGGCGAATTGTCTCGCCGCATGGATTCGCGGGAGTTGACTGAGTGGATGGCGTACACGCGCTACTACCAAGCTCTCCCCGATCCGTGGCGGCAGACAGGTCTTGAGGTAAGTGCGATGCTCGCGCCGCACTCACCGAGAGGCAAGTGCCCGAGTGCCGATGATTTCAATCCGATTGAAAAAGCCCCACAGCATGGCGATCAGATGCTGACACAGATTCGTGCCTTGCAAGCAGCGCTAGGTGGAAGCTAATGGCGAACATCGTCGGGCTAGCACTGAAGGTCACTGGTGACGCAAGTGGACTTGCCAAAAGTCTTACGCCGGTTGATCGTGCTCTCGACAAGCTTGCCGCCCAGGCTGAGAAGGCCACGAATGTTTTCACCCCGTTTGCTGAAAAGACTGCGGCGGCGGGCAAGGCACAGGAAGAGTTTGCCGCGAAGTTTTCATCGCTCGCAGACCAGTTGCGGGATAACGTGATCGGGCCGCAGGAGTATGCCGCTGCATTCGGGCAGTTGACCGAAGAGGCTAAGGCGACAGCGGCTGCGTTTGAAGAAGGGCTTCGCATCACTGAGCAAGTCCGCACGGCCGAAGAGCGACGGGCGACAGAGCTAGAGAAGATTGAGCGGCTCTTATCGCAAGGTGCGATTTCAGAAGAGACTGCCGGGCGTGCTCGCGACAAGATCACGGGCGCGAGCGAAGCGGCGGCTGCGGCCGAGCAGGAGTTCTCTAGAGCCAAGGAGCAGGCGGCCAAGATCATTGAGGCCAGCCTAACGGCCACAGAGCGAGCCCAGCGGTCTTACGATGCCGCCATTGCCACGGCTCAAGACTTAGAGCGACGTGGCCTGCTGACAAAGGAACAACTGAACGCCGAGATCCGGCGGCAAGCTGACTTGTTTGCCAAGGCCGCCGTGCAGGCTGGCAAGTACGCAGGCGACGTCGAAAAGGCTGGCAACGCCGGGCTGAAGTTCAATGAACTGTCGGGAAT